GGTGAAGGATGTGCTGTTGCCACTTACGACACAAGGCGATCCGTTGCCGTTGGTTAAGGCAACCTTCGGTGCGGTGCTTGGTGGTCAGGCAATTGTCTATTTGAGTGAGGAGATTGCGAATAAAATACAAAGCGATCCCAAGTTGATTGAGGCTATCCAGATGGAGAACACCAAGGAAGCTGCGCAAGCTGTCCTGTCATCCGTGGCCTTCGCTGGTTACTTTGGGGTACAGTCATCAATCGTACACGATCTTGTGAGGGCAACTCGTTATGGTGTGCTTGAAGGGATTCCCGGTGGCCTGACGTTCCCCGCAGCAAATGCTGCATTCACAATGGCCAAGGATTTCTTTCATGTAGTCAGCTCAGGTGAAGCTGCTGGTGATAATTGGTGGGATACTTGGATGACCTTTGTACACAACTCCTTTAATGGTCTTAACCAGACCATGCGATATGCCAGCCAGCATATCATGTTGAGTGAGGAGATGTCGGACTTCAATGCAAGAGCGCAACTCAGGAAGTTCACTAGGCTTGAGGAGGGGGAGGTTCAACCGGGAGTCCCGTCTGGCTTGAGCAATCCCTACACTTGGCCAGATCGACGGGCTTTTCAGCGGGCAAACACTATGGCTGAAGCTCAACGACTCCTACCCGCAGCGTTGGACGAGGCTGCAAGGAAGGCTATGCGGCAACACCCCAACAATCCTGTTGAGCAGAACAAGGCTTTTCAAAATAACTGGAGACAGTTGTACAACCTTGATTGGCACGTCACACCAGCGTTACCCGACAAGAGAGACCCTGAGAGTCACTTGAAGCGGATGCGCTATTTGGGCTTGGAAGGGCCAGCCGAGGTTCACAGGGGCAAGGGTGACTTGACGAAGACGTTAGGTAAGACGCTGACGGGTGGTATGCAGCGGGGAACAATCATTTCCAAACGAGAAGCGAAGCGACTGATGGAAGCTGAGAAGGCTGCGTTTAGTCTGAAGGAGCCGAAGAGGAATCTGGTACTTCGCGCAGTTAGGAATAAAGGTCGAGCCTACTAGAGTGCATAATGGCGATCAATGGGAGAAATCAAAAAACTCCTGCGACATCTTACTAGCCGCTATGTACCATTATGCTAGGTAGGAACACAAAACCTACCTAAAAACTCATAGTATTGTAGACATCATCAACAAGAGCCTTATACCAGCCATTGTTGTTCTCTACTTGGTCTGTTGTGACCAAGAACTCAAGTACTTGGTCTAGCTCTTGTTTACTGATTTCAGAGACAAAATTCAACCACAATTTTTTGTAGCGAACTCCGACATCTGACTCGATTATAAACCGCAGGATATGCTTTGTAACCTCCCCAATTGGATTTCTGCCGACTGTATTGAAGGCTTCGTGCATCTTGTGTTCTGTGATGGCCAGCAGCTTGGCCGCCCTTTTAATGTCATCAAGGTCGATGATGAGGTTTGTCTTGTCCGCGAAGTGTATGAGCATCGCCGTCTTAAGCAGATGAACATTCTTGCGCCCATAGTAGTTGTCTAGGCGTGGGTCTTTGTTCACACGCTTGGATGACATCTCGCCGGACTCATACAGTTGCTTATGCCAAGCCGAGGCTTCAGGTGACAAACGAACTTCACCAGCGACTTCGCGTAGCTTGTACAAGTGATCCACAATATCAGAGCGACACTTAATCTGCTCGTCTGAAAGGCCGGGGAATTGCCTGAAGAACCTTGGCGCATGACCGAAGACAACGATGACTCGTGACGTGAAACCCTGTGAGATTATCTTGTCACTAAAAGCTTCACGAATGAACGATGGTGTCGTGCCGCCAAGTAGTGTGACACACAGGTTTGTAATGTGGTCATCACCTTGGTGCTTGCTCCTATAGTGATAAGAGCGGGAATCATAGAATTGATTCAACATATTAACCATATCCTCGGAGTTCTTTCGGAAAAGAACGCCAAGCTCTTCAATCATAAAGCAGATTGAATGGTGTGAGCGTTTGCGCTTCGCGTTACCGCCAAGCCTTTTATCAGCCATCTCGAATGTCCTCAAACAATCGTCCCGCATATAGCGCAGTAATGATTCTTGAGTTGTTGTATCTGCTCCATACGGGAACATTGGAACCATCGTATTCTTCTTCTTGTCTGGCTCCATTAGTTTCTCGCTCTTGATTACATCAGTTACTTGTGAGATCACCCGCGACTTACCAGCAGCGGGAGGCCCAACCAAGAGCGTGAATATGTTGGGATAGATTGCCATTGAATCTGGATACAACCATACCCGCCGCTGCAAGGCGGCACTTATAAGACTATAGAATCCCCAATCAATAAAGAGATCGGGAGACTCTATGTCTTTAAGATAAAATCTCCACTTGTCAGGATTCGTCATCGAGTAGTGCAGATGTAAGGTTATTTACAATTGTGTATTCATCAAACTTTAGTGTGAAAACGTTTCCATTTACCGTGATGACCAACAAATCCTCATAAGAATTGTCATCACCTATTACCTTATCTAATGCCACGCTTATTAGGTTATCATTTTTATTATACGATACTATCGACTTCATTCATTTCCTTCCAGTTATGTCCGACCAACGCTTCTGAACGCATTTGGAATGGTTCACCACGAGGCGAGACGAGTTTACGGTTCATGTGTTTCATTGCCTCACTTGCAACAAATGGGACAATACTCTCAGGGCATTGGAGTAGGACGCTATCGTGATTATTTTGTACTACGTCAACGCCCATATCCATTAAGTCTTGTCGGTTTTGTAGCTCAACAAAGGCTAGGTTAGTGATACAGCCAACAGTTGATTGTGGTACGAAAGCGTAAGCTTCCTTGTACATTGATTCGTCGATAATACCCGTGAAGGTTCGTGGGTAGCCAAAGAGATTCTTTAGCATATTAGTTCTCTTGAGTGTGTTGATGGTTTCGTTATGCCACTGATTGATCTCAGGGAATAACTTGTGATAGGTTGAAAGGAATCGCTTGGCTTCTTTAGCGTCGAGTGCAACTGCGCCACGCGATTTTTGTAGTATGTTGATTCGGAATGTGGGGAACTTCATGCCGTAGTTGCTTGCGTGACAAACCATCTTGGCCATGAAGTAGTAGCGTCGATCTGCTGACCAATCATCACTAGCCTTGATAACTTTGTTTAGTTCATCCCAACCCTTGATTGACTTGAGTTGTGTGATCGGGGCATCGCAAAACTCATCCACACTTCTCCCAAGCTCGGCGGCCCAGATTTCTGGGAATAGACGCAAGGCAACGAAGACATGGGATTTGATGTTCTCAAGGAACAGGGTTCTAAAGTTTCCCGGCACACAAAGATAACCGACAACCATTGCTTCCGCGCCAGATTGATCGACTTGCACAAGCACTTTGCCTTCATCAGCGATAAAGAGGCGGCGAAGTTTCTTGGGTATGTTCTGTACGTTAGTTCCCCATTTACCAAGGAGACGGCGACTAGCTAGTCTGTAGGTTGTTGTCCCAGCCAGATTGTAAGCAGTTGTCACCCTATCCACCATTGGCTTTGTGTGAAGACCTTCGTATGGAGGGAACTTTAGCTGCCCTGTCTCCTTCGCAACTGAGCGATAACGCAAGATGATGGAGATTGCCGGTAGATTGTGCTTTAGACGCAACTGAAGCAGCGTCTTCTCGTTAGTTAGGTCTCGGTCAGGCTTCTTTAGGCCAAGACCTTCGTAGAGATAAGCCGATACTTGCTTGGGACTGTTGGGATTAAGCTCACGCCCAAGTAGAAGTCCAAGTATCCTGCGAAGCTGGAATTGATAACGCTCGTTGTACATGGTTATCATGCGAAGCTCTGGTGTGTCAATGCGAAGTCCTTGTAGCATCGCAGTCAGGTATGGCGTGACCATTGAGTTAACTTGTTCAATAGACTTCTCAGCTCGGAGTGTCTTGGACAGGCTATCAATGGTTGGTTTTATCAGAGCCATAGTCAGCACATCCTTGATGTTATATTCATAGAGTTGCTGAAATTCGCTACTTGTGCGCGGATTAAAGCAGCCCTCGTTCTTGTGGTAGGGCTGATCTGTGTAGAGGGAGATGCAATGGCCCAACGACTTCTCAACCTCAGGGAAAAGCCTGTGATGCGACAGCATTGTGTCAAAGACTTTGGTTGGGGCAGGAATACCATAGCGATAAGCAATTACAAACAGGTCAAACAGAGCGTTGTGAATGATAACCGTATTGTCACGCAATGCAACGGCTAATGCTCGTAGGACTTTGTGGGTATTATCGTAGTAGTAGTGGTTTACTTGAAGCATTGGGACACACCAGCCTTTGTCGGGGCCAAAGGAGAAGCCAAAACAGGTCATCTCAAGGTGCTTATTTGTCTCAATGTCGAAGAACATCTCCTGTCCCTTGGTATTTGTCAGCAGATCAATGATCTCCTGCTCCTTGGGGTAGGTGATTAGATCACCGCTCTCAGGTCTTGGCGGTATCTTGAGATATTGAGCGGCCTTGGCGACATCACGCAAGAACCAGAATCTCCAGTTGCTACGCTTTGTCTTGCCGTGTCGGACTGTCTCGTACTCCATCTCTGTCTCGTTTGACAGGGGATTGAAGTAGGCTTTGCGGTCAATCGCATCCTGTGGTGCAAAGGTTGCAATGTATGTCCTGTTATGCGCAACCCAAGGACATCCACGCTGCTCACCAATAGAGGCGTTCTTGAATGTACCCAAGGATTTTTGCCCAAGCAAAAGGATAACCTTTGTGTCAGGTAAAAACCCCTCGCCAAGGGTGTTAAGCAACCTGATGTCGCAAGCTTGGCGAGGGATTCCCAATGCACCTTGAAAAAGATGACCGGCGTAACCAGAGATAAGTTCGCAATTATCGAACCTACTTTGATTTTCAAGTATTACGGTTAGTCCGCTGTAGTTCAGCGTTGGTTTGTGCCGCATTGAGTGCCTGTTCTTTTAGTTTATCACGCATTGTCTTACCATCCTTCTCATCCTTCATATAGTCCTGAAGCATCAAGATTATATCGTGGACTCCAGACATATAACCGTCAGCTAAAGCCTCGGCAGTCTTCTCCATAGTTAAGACGCGCAACCGCTCAAGCGGTTGCGCAGTCTCAGGTTGCTTGTCGCAAACCTCATCAATTATTGATTGTATCTCTTTCATAAAAAAGAAGGCTGGTCACAGGGAGAATGCAAAAAACAACCCCGCACAAAAAACTGGAAACCAGTTTACCCAGCCTTGGTTGATTATTGAACTACGATGTCCATTTCGGGCGCAGCAGACACAAGGGAGCCGATAGAATAGCCGTTGAAGGTGACAGGATCACCTGTCGCAGGGTCAAGCATAGCTTCACCTTCTGCATTCTTCTTGGTTATCTTCTCGGTCTTGATTGTGGCATAAGCAGCCTTGCCTTTGTAAAGGTCTGCATCAGTCTCAACCGTACCCCAAGGATCGTTCTCGTCAGAGCAATTGATCTCAGCGGGGAGGTTCAAGGTACGATGCACACGCTTTATGCGTGGGGCAGACTTCTCCATGAACACCAAGTATTCGCGGAATTGCAAACCAGCAATCCGCACAGTTCCCAAGTCAGCATCTTCGATGGACTCAGGTGCAACGATTTCCCATGACAAGACAACCATTGGGTTGCCAGCTTGGGATGTTTTAGACTCCGCATCAGCAACGCGGATTGTGTATGTGTTTGACGGCAAGAACGGTCGAGCGTTCTCAGTCACTTCGTTTAGGTTTATAGTAGGCATATGTTTTTGTTTATCCTTGCTTCGTGCAAGAAATTATTCACTCAAGGCTAGGTTGTGATAGGCTAGATTACGGACAACCTCATCGAGGCTCCCCACTCCAAAGCAACGCATCTTCAACAGGTCAGCTTCAGTCTTGTTGAGCAGATCGTTTATGCGTTTCATCCCATGTAGATGGAAACAGTTAGAGACACGCTGAGTCCAATGTATGTCGTTGATTTCTGAGTGACGATCAACTGGTTTACACACAACAAGACCCTCTATCTGCTTGAATAGTTTTTCCGGGCCAAGTATAGAACGCTTGCGCCCATGCAGAGACCAGATTTTAGTCTCGGATTCATTCAGGTTTAGTTTAACTGACTGAACAACCATGCCAGAGTCTAGGTTAATGAGGCAGTCACCATAAGCTTCACTTGTTAGTGTTACCCAATTAGGCATAGTATTCCTCCAATCCTGTGATGACTGTGTTGAGATCGTTAGGTATGTAGAGGTCTTTGAACAAACCAAGCGGAGTCTTTGCGGAGGTTATCCCATCAGAATTTGTTTGGAAACAGTATTCGATGTTGTCCTTCTCACGCCTGACTTCGGTGAACAAGACAAGGAGTAGCTCCTTCTCAATGCACCCCTCATGGACTTTACCCTGCACCTTAATGCGGCGCGTGTTATATTCGCCGCCAGTTGGTTGCATGATCTTAACAATCTCGTCGATGGCCGTGATAACGA